AAGTTTTAAATTTTTTTTTTTGTTAAAAATAAATAACAGAGCAGAATTCGTCGTTTCAACGACGACCTGGGAGGCCAATGAAATAGTCGAGGGGCCATTGTTGGTTAGACATAGGCTTGTGACTGTCCATTAGGTGCTGCATAGTTTCATAGTAAGATGGGAATTTCGAAGCGGTAGGGCGGAAATATTGTCCACTTGACATTTCTAAGTAGCGGAAGTAAAAGTCGAGTTCGGATTGTTTCGGAGTGATGTCTTTTGTGAGAGTGAGAAAATTGTAAATATTTTCACAGATCTGGTAGACACGTGGGCTTTGACCGCAAGCGGCGTAAGCGATTCCGACACAGCGAGCTGCGAGAGCTTCTTGTGTGGTAGATCTTTCGGGGTGGCGAAGTTGGGCGAGGAGTTGAATTTCATCACGATAAGGGATGCCATTCTTGTTCCTGTATTTGAGAACTTCAGCGTGGTCGAGAGAAGGGAGAATTTCTGACTTTTCTTTGCTGACTTTGGAGCCAAAGTAGATATCTGCATAATGAGTAAAGAGCGAGATAAAGGAAGCGACTAAAACGATGAAGAATTGAAGTAAGAGGATGATTGAATCATCTCCTTGAACTTTAACTTTCAAGCGTGTGATGTCGAAACCCATACGGGAGAGGATTGTATAAATCATAACCATATTGTAGAGAGAGTCGAGAATTTGTGTTTGCATATAACCTGAATATATACCTGAGTGAGTGAAACGGATCATAGTTCCATCTGGCATAAGAAGGGGAGTTGAAGTGACTGCGTCAGTCATCCAATTCCATAGATTTTCCATTTTCTGTTCGGGCTGGAGGGTGTCATCTTCGGGTCGAAGAATTTTAGCCTTAGAAGAGTCTGGATATTCGTGGGTAGGGTGGTAACCTTTCGAGAATGTGAAACAAGGTCGCATGACATGAGTGTGTATGTCACGGATTACGGTGTGACGTGCGTCACGATCGAATCCTGAAAAGTCGAGAGTTACGACTGTTCCGGGTTCGCCGAAGTCTTTGGAGATGTGATTGCGTAAGCGATACCATCCGCCAAGGATTGTTTCATAACCCCAGAGCATTGGTGATGCATCTTGGAGAGAGAGAAGGTGTGTTTGCAAGGGCCATATAAACATGAGTTCGGAAGATAAGAGCGTGAAGGGTGCGCCAAATACGAGTCGAACTTTAGGCGTAGCTAAGATTCCGGGGCGTTTTTCAACAATGTGTTGTCGAGCAAAAGCCGTGTTCCAGAAACGAAGGTCGTGACCAGAGTTGGTCTTGGTGAGGCCTAGTTTTATAAGGTGAATGTGTTTGCGAGTAACAGCGAAGAGTTCATTGTACAAGTTATGTTTTGTCATACGAGTATCATAGATGAGGAGAGGTTCTGTGTTCTTGTGTGCTTCTGAAAAGAGGTCACGTTCGAAGGGAGTAGTGAACGGTGTGCCATGAACGAAGTGATTGTACTTATTCTTGACATAGTCTTTCCAATAGTTGGAAGAGTTGTAGGGAGCGCCACAGTTAGTGGATAAGCGCCATTGGTATTCTTTAAGATCGGGGAAGTTTACTGGTTGGAGCGGGACTTCTGGT